TATAACTATCGTATAACTGCAATTAAAAGGTAATACAATCAATGATAATAAGCATATCAGCTATACCAAATGAAAAAATTATAAATTGCGAATTTGTAATTATTACACATTATTTGCCAAATACTAATTATGTTTTTGAAAATGATTTAGTATTTAAAAAAATAGGAAATATACTTAAACCTATTGCAACTTATTTAAGTGGGCGGTGTAAGGTCGTTAAAATAAATAATAAACCTAAAAGTATAATGTGGTTAAAAGCAAATCGCAAACCAAAAATAGAAGTATATTGTAAAAATATTTTAGTGTTACCATTTTAATTAACTGATTATGTACTTTTCACACCTAAAATCCAATATAGAACACCTTAAAAAAGGTAATGTTTACTTTTTAGATGAAGCTAATGCCAAAAAAGTAGGCACAAAAAACGCAACATTTGTTCCATTAAGTGCTATTCCACAATACACCAACCAACCAATATTTTTTATATTGCGCAGTGGTGGTATTGGCGATATTGTGGCAATGTCCATTCTGCAAAATGTTGCATTAAAAACCGTGTTTTTAACACAAAAAAAGTATTTTCCTATACTAAAATTGTGGCAAAAAGAACCAATTATGCGCCATTTTGATGAACCATTGTTTATGGCTAAGAATACCAAAGAATTTTACAACAAGTTAAGCGAATTTGGTACACTTCAGGGCGAAGATTTGGTTGAACAAGGTTACAATATAAATTGGTATGAAATATTTAGCAACGCCATTGGTAAGCCACTAATAGCAGGTAGGCCACAATTAAAACAACCTATGCGATTTGAAATAGATGCATGTTTAATAGTTTCAAAGTCAACAACCGTTAACAGGTCTGCAAATGATTTTGAATTAGAAAAAATAGCTTTAAAATATTTTAACAAAGTAGATATTGCACACGATCAGCAATGGACAACACAAGAATACTTGGAAGCTTTAGCCGATTACAAATTTGTAATTAGTACAGATACATCCGCCATACACATTCGCGAAGGATTCCAACTGCCAGCATTGGGGTTATATGGCGCATTCACCACCGAAAGCCGAACCAAATATTACCAATTCACCAAAAGCATTGATGTAATTAACAACTGCCCAATTGCACCCTGTTTTCAACACGGATATAAACCATGCAGCCAAAACCAAAACGCACCATTTGCACCATGTTTAACCAACTATAAGCAAATAGAAACTGAATTAAAAAACTATTTATTATGACAATAACAGAATATTTTCAAAGGTATTACAATTTACTTCCATTTTACACGAATGGAGAACAGGCTTATATTGCTTTAGAGGTAGAGTATTACGATAAGTTTAAAAGGAATAGGTTTAAGACTTACAATAGCTTTAAAAGAAGTAAACACTACTATTTTGGGTTATATTAAATAGTTACAATTAGATACATAACCATTATGTTACTTTGTACCAAATAATGGCTAATTTTTTAACTAAATTTTTACCAACAACATTATTTAGGGCTAAAAACCCTAAGTCATTAATACCTGCGAACCAATATAGTGGATTTCCCATGCAAAATTGGTTTAGCGGATTTGCGAAAAGCGGTGAACAAGTATCAGAAAAGAATGCAAAACAACTGGCTACTTACTATGCATGTATTAGAAATATTGCAGAGGATATTAGTAAATTGCCTTATATTGTAGTTAAAACAGAAAAGAATGGCAATAAAACAAGGGTTAATAATTTAAATGTTGCTAAAATTTTACAAGTTAAACCAAATAGTTATTCAACTCCAATTGGTTTAAAATATGCAATTGTAAATGATGCAATTGCGCGCGGTAATGGTTATGCTTTAATTATTCGTGACAAGTCAGGATTAGCAACTGAGATGCATTACATAGATTCTAATTTTGTTTATCCTGAATTTGACATGGATAGCAGAACTATGTATTATCAAATAAATTACATACCATTGGGTATGGAAGGTGTTTATTCAAGTGATGACATATTTCATTTAAAAGGGCCCGGTAATTCAATGGTTGGAAAATCAGTATTAGCTTTTCAATTAGAAACTTTAGGCCATGCTTTAGCAGTTCAAAATTATTCAAGTAAATATTTTAGCGGTGGTGCATCAATGAGTGGTATTTTGACATTTGATGGCGTGAGTGATGAAAAGAAATTAAGGCAATATACCGATATGTTTATGCAATCTTATACTGGTGGTCAAATTGCTGCAATGCCAAGTGGTGTGAAGTTTGAAGCAATGGCGAATGATCCGCAAAAATCACAATTTATAGAAACTGAAAACTATATGCGTGGTGAAATTGCTAGATGGTTTAGAATGCCATTATCAAAATTACAAGATTTATCAGATACAAATAATTCAGCATTAGAACAAGTTAATATAAACTATGTAACTGATTGTTTAATGCCTTGGATTGTAAGATTTGAACAAGAAGCAGACCAAAAACTATACGCCATTTACGAACGTGATATATATGATGGCTACATTGATACTGATATGCTTTTAAGAGGTGATTCAGCAGCAATGGAACGCAAAGTAAGAACTATGTTTACAAGTGGTGCAATTACTCCAAATGAAGTAAGAAAAATGTATGCAATTAATACAATTGATGAAGATTATGCGAACAGTAGTTATATGCCGAGTAACATGATGCCGGGCGAAACTGCTATTCCATTTTGGACAGCACAAGCGGATAAAAATCAACAATTAACCAATAGTCAACCGGGAACGGGTGGCGCACAACAATAATGGAAAGAAGATACAACAATAGAGCAGCAGATTTAATTAGCGAAGAGGGCAGAATGATAAAAGGCTATGCAAGTACTTTTGATTCAACTTACGAAATGTTTGAAGGCTACAAAGAAACAATAGCGCGTGGTGCTTTTGATGAATGTGATATGACTGATGTTGTGGCATTGTTTAACCATGAAAGTGAGATGTTATTGGCGCGCACTAAGGATGGTAAAGGTACATTGACTTTAAAAGTAGATGAAAAAGGATTATATTTTGAATTTGAAGCATTAAACACCACAATGGGCAATGATGTTTTAGAAAATATAAAAGCTGGTAACATTCGTGGTTGTTCATTTTCATTTACAATAGCAGAACAAAAAGTTGAGGAGTTTGAAGATGGATCAATGTTAAGAACTATTACTAAAATAGATAAGTTGTATGATGTTGGACCTGTAGTTAATCCTGCTTATGAAGATACAGAAATTGAAGCATACAAAAAGAGAAGTAAAGAACTAATAAAAAAAGAAGATACAAAAACAATAAATGAAAGCTATTATCTAGCACAAAAATTTAAATTTAATTTAAACTAAAAAAAACAAACAAAATAATGAAAAACACAAGTGTTGAATTGCGCCAATTACAAGCGCTTAAAAGAAACGAAGGTTCTGAATTAGTAGCTAAAGCTGAATCAGAAGGAAGAGAATTGACTGCAGTTGAATTAACAACTTTAAGATCAATTGAAACTGATTTAACTGCTTTTGATGCACAAATCAAAGATGCAGAATTAAGAGAAAAGTTTGCTAAGACAAATGTTGAAGGAAAAGTAAGTGCTGAAGGTGATTCGAAAGAGAAAAGAGAAATTGCAAACTTTTCATTTGGTAAATTAGTACGCGAATTAAGTTTATCACGTGGTGATGAGAACGCAATTACAGGTCTTGAAAAAGAATTAATCCAAGAATCAGCTAAAGAAAAAAGAACTTTAGGTTCAATGGGCGATGGTTTGTATTTATCAAACAAATTTTTGACTGTTGAAAAAAGAACATTAAGCACTGGTACTGCAACTGCAGGTGGTAACTTTATTGCAACTGACAAAGTTGGATTTTTTGATGCATTGTATGCTAAAACTGTATTACCACAATTAGGTGCAATTAAATTAGAAGGATTAGCAGCTAACACTGATTTAACAGGATTTAGTGCAGGTGTAGTAGCAGGATGGGCTACTGAAGTTGCTGATGCAAGTGCAGGTGATCCAACAACAGCAAGTCGTTCAATTACTCCAAAAAGATTAACAGCGTATGTTGATTTATCTAAGCAATTATTGTTACAAGATAATTTCTCAATCCAAAACTACACAGTTCAATCATTTATTAAAGCTTTTGCAGTAGCAATTGAAGCAGCAGCAATTAATGGTTCAGGTTCAGCAGGTCAACCAACAGGTTTATTAGGAACTGCAAACATTGGAAACGTAGCAATCGGAACTCATGGTGGTGCGCCAACATTAGCTAAGATTTTAGAATTAATTCAAGTAGTAGAAACTGCTAACGCTGGAATGAATGGTAAATTCTTAGTTAATCCTAAGGTTGTTGCTAAATTAAAGCAAACAGTTATTGATGCAGGTTCAGGCGCAATGATTATGCCTTACATGAACTACTTCATGGGTCAGCCTGAGCAAATCGCAGGTAAAGAAACATTTGGTACTTCTAATGTTCCAAGTAACTTAACAAAAGGTACTTCAGGTGCAGTTTGTTCAGCAATTATCTATGGTGATTTTGAAAATTTAGTTGTTGGTCAATATGGTGGAATTGATTTAGTAATAGATCCAACTTCACAAGCAATTGGCGGCAAAACTAGAATTGTAATGAATCAATATGTTGGGGTTGCAGTTAAACAACCAGCAGCATTTGCAGCTATATTAGACGCAACAACTACTTAATAGTTGATTAAAGCGTGTATGGAAGTAGGGTGGTTCGATACCACCCCACGCTTCAATGGAAATACAATTTATAAAAAGCCCGGTAGGTGCATTCGGATTAGGTTATCATGTAAGTGAAATAGCCGAAATAAACGAACAACAAGCAAACGAATTAATTGAATTAGGATTTGCAGTTAAAATTGAAAAGGCAGTAAAATCTGAACCAAAAGAAATAAAAAAAGCGGTAAAGTAATTGGAAACATACGTAGTCATAACAGCACCAGCAAGCGAACCAATTACATTGGCAGAGGCAAAAGTACATCTAAGGGTAACCAATACCATAGAAGATACTTTAATTACTGCTTTAATTGTTGCTGCGCGCCAATGGGTTGAAGGTTATACTTGGAGACCATTAATGACACAAACAATTGATGTTGTTTTTGATACTATTATTGATAAAACAATAATGATTAACAAAGCACCAATACAATCGGTTACAAGTGTAAAATATTTGGATATAAATGGAACTGAACAAACAATTAGTAATACATTGTATACCACTGATTTGTTAAATTCACCATGTAGAATTAAATTAGATACTATTCCAAATTTAAAA